GTATATATACCGGATGCAGAATTGCAACAGTTTCTCGACAAGCTTAAAGGCGCAAGCGAGGAGGTGAAGAAAAAGGCTGCCTTTGAATTGACGGCAACAGCTAAAGATGTTGATCTTAATGCAAAAGAAAAATGTCCTGTTCGGTTTGGTGTACTACAAGGTTCAATTCATCATACTAAACTAACTCAGGATAATTTGAATCACATGATAAGCACAGATGTAGAGTATTCAGTATTTGTCGAGAAAGGCACAAGTAAGATGAGAGCAAGGCCATATCTGCGCCCTGCTTTCCTGCTTGGTGTGAATCAATTTTATGCACGCATGAGAAACTTGATACCATGATACAGAAAGACGGCACATACGAGATCATAAAAGCCTATTACGACGCGCTCAATACGAAGGTCACAGTGGATGCGGTTACCATACCTGTCTACTCGTTTGCGCCAAAAGGCACGACGGGTAACAGGATAATCATTGGCACGCCGATAGATACCGAGGCAGACACGGTAACCTCTTTTGGCCGCGATTACTCGATAGATATTGATTGCGTCACGGAGTTTGCAGGAGGCAACGCATCGTACAAGAAAGCTTTTGATATTGCCGACGCTGTATGCAGGTTGATAAAAACATCGATAGGCGGTAACCTGGCGGTCAGCGGATCAGATCATGCAGTGATTCACTCGTACCTTGAACTGGGAAACACATTAACTGAAGATACAGATACAGGGACAATTATACGCAGAATATTAACATTTAGAAATTTGGTACAACAATTAACTTAAAATTCAGAAATTATGACAGCAACAGCAGGATACAGCGGTCGGTTAATGATCGTAAAAATTGGAGGCGTCGCGCTTGTAGGTCAGATCGGAGGGTCGCTGGACGGTACTCGCGATATTATTGACCTGACAAGCCTATCGAGTGAGTATGTTAAACAGTTCGCAGCGGGAGATTATGGTTACACCTTCTCCTTCAATGGGCTGTATGATCCTTCGGGGTCGATGTCGGCCAGTGAGATCAAAACAGCTTTCGAGGCTGAGGCAGCACAGACGATATGTTGGGGTACAGGTACTTATGTATCGGGTGGCACAAATACTTACTGGACAGCTTCGGGTCACTTCACAGCGATGAGCATCGCAGCCGACTATACAGGCGCAGCCCGCGTGAGTGGCGCGGTTCAGATCACCGGTGCCGTTACCGAGACAGCCATGACAACCGCTTAATCTATTTAAATAAGGAAAGCATGAATAAATTAAGAGGTTTCACAGAGGTTGTGATCGGGGGCAAGAAACGCCCGGTCAAGTTTGGTACGAACCAGACGATTATATTCTGTCAGCACAGAGGGATAACGCTGAAGGATTACGCCGATCTGTTCAGCGCCGATAAGATCAAGGATATGGCTGTCGACGGATCAGAGACGCGTGACCTGTTATGGTCTGGATTAGCTGACGGTGCCCGGTATAAGAATCAAAAGTTTGAGGCAACTCCAGAGACTATTGGTGACTGGATCGATGATGTCGATGAGAATATTATGGTTGAGGCTTTCTCGGCAATGTTGTCACGTGTAACGGATAACAATACAAAAAAAAAATAAATACGCCTGAGCGTGATTTTGATATTGATGATTGTATTGCTTTTGCTTGCGGGCGTATTCGTTTAACACCGGTTGAATTTTATGATCTTAGTTGGTATGAATATGATTGTATGGTTGACGGGTATAACAAGGAACTTCGCGAGAGCTGGGAGCGTACTCTATTTAACACGTACACAAACATACAGGGTAATCCATATATCCAAAAAGGATTAAAACCGGAAACATTTAAAGAGTACGTAGAGGAGATATTAGACGGGATAGATCATAACATACAGATCACTCCTGAGCAGTTACAGAAAGTTTTACATAATTGGGGACTTGATTAATACAATATTATGAACGTAGGCCGGTTAAACGCAGTATTAGGACTCAACACAAAAGAGTTTGAGCAGGGAATGAAGGGAGCCATGCAAGGTGCTGGCAACCTGGGAAAGACACTGATGAAAATCGGCGGCGCGTTTGGTGTTGCCTTTGGAGGGCGTGAGGCTATACGCGCAGCAAGCCAGATGAGTAACCTGGCAAGTGAGACAGAAACCGTTAAGGCAGCTTTTGACCGTCTCGATGACCCTCGCCTTTTACGTAATCTTGAACAGGCTACGTTAGGGACTGTCAGCAAGCTTGAGTTGATGAAGCAGGCCGTCACCGCAACCAACTTTAAGATCTCAACCGATGTATTAGCCAAAGGACTTGCTTTTGCAACTATGCGGGCACGGGAGACAGGCCAGGAGGTGGATTACCTAGTTAATAGCTTCGTGGTCGGTATGGGTCGTAAAAGTACAATGGTACTCGATAATCTTGGTCTTTCGCTTATTGAGATACAGAAAGAAGTAAAAAAGGTAGGGGATTTCTCAACGGCTGTCGGTAATATCATTGAGCGTGAGATGGCAACTGCGGGGGATGTTACGCTAAGTACAGCAGAAAAAACGGCACAGCTTGGTAAGTCATGGGAAGATTTGAAGCCCGTACTTGGTAAGTTAATCAATAATTATATCAATCCATATATTGAAAAGCTTTTAGAGGCCAATGATATTATAACATTCATGGGTGATAAACATGGGTATGCAGCTAAAAAGATTGTTGATGCTTTCGAAGATGAAGCGCTTGCCGGCAAATCACAGGAGGATCAGCTAAAAGCATTGGGTACTATAACCGATGAATACAATAAAAAGCTAGATAATGCTATTGCTAATATTGCTATATGGGAGCAATGGGGTGAAGAAAGCTCAAAGACATTTCAGGATCAGGCGCAGACATATCTTGAGGTTATACGGATACTTGGCTTACTTGAAGAATCAATGTCTAAAGTCGGTGGTGGAGGAGAACAATTAGGTATGATTGAGTCTTTAACTATACAACTTGAAGCGTTAAAATCAGCCTTACCGAAAGCGACCGAAGCATCAGAGATCAAAGAGATATCCACAGAGATATATAATCTTGAACAACAGATAAAAGAACTTACCGATCTTACCCCTGAGATTGAGAAAATGACCAAGATACAAAGCAAGTCGGCGCAGGTAACTGTAGATGGGCTTGGAGAGGTCAGCGAGGCCCTGCATGAGACATCCGATGGCTGGGCTATCTATGTAGCTGATATGACGAAAATCAATGCAGAGATAGAGTTAGCGATGAATAGTATCAGGGACGTATTTATTAACTCGGCAGCAGATATGATGTTCAGCATCGGTGAGCTGATGGGATCGCAGGGTGACTGGAAACAATTTTGGGGTAGCTTGATTGATATTGCAATCAACGCAGCCCAACAGATAGGGGGAATACTTTTAGCTTTAGGCCTTGCGATGAAAGCTCTCTCTGGTGGGACGCTTGGGTCAGGTTATATTATCGCAGGTGCGGCGCTGATGGGTGCGGGTGCTTTGGCTGGAGGTATCGCATCAGGTGTCCGGGGCAACAGATCGATGAGTCCGGCAGCAGGGGAGACCATAATAACTTCTCCGGTGGGTGTGGCCTCTACTCAACAGATGAACGTCAAGGTATCCGGTCAACTGGCAGGCCGTGACCTGGCTATTGTCAACCAGCGTGGCGGGGCATTTCAACAAGCAGTAACCTAAATGGCTTACGGTACAAAATATCGACTCGCTTATACAGATAACTTCTCACAGGCCGTGCAGATAGACTTGCAGCAGGACGGCTACTCAGGAGGTATCACTGCCGTCTCAGGCGCAGGCACTCCGCTGTTTATCAACCACGACACCGCCGCTGATTTTCTCTTTGAACCTATACTTGGCACATGGGTGACGGTGCGCTTGCTGGCCACATCAAACTTCCTGTATAACGAATTTTTTACTACCGACTCGCGTGAGTGGAAAGTAGAGATCACCATCGGCGGATCGGTTGTGTTCACCGGCTTTGCAGCACCCGGACAATTTCAACAGCCATACAGGGCCGCGCCGTATCATATAGAGGTTATCTTTACCGATCAGCTGGGTGCGCTAAAGGGTTTGGATTACGAGCAGATGGTACAATTTTCTATTCGCACTCCAAAGCAGATGATTGAATATATATTAAACTTGACCGGATTAGATTTGAATATGCGCGAAGGGATCAATCTTTATGAGACAAATATGAACGCAACATCTGCAGACTCTCCAATTGATCAGTGTTGGATTGATCAGGAAGCATATATAGCAGATACAGATACAGGCAAGATGATGGATTGTTATACTGTGCTTCGTGATCTGTTATTAAAGTTCAACGCTGTTATCCGTCAGGTAGATAATGAGTGGCATATATGGAGGCCATCGGAGGCACTAACGGCATATAACCGTAGGTTATGGACATGGTCTACTGTGACTAAACAATATACATACACATCTGTTGCCTCGCATGATCCCCGTTTGACAACAACATCAGCGACGGAGGCTATGGCTACAAGGGTAAGGATCATGAACAACGGGGATATGATGATCCTGGATCCCTGGAAGCAATATAATTTAAGGCAACTATATACCATCCGCGATAATGTTTTGCGCAACAGTGAATTTAAAGATTGGATTTCAACAACAGAACCTTATAACTGGTCGAAGGCTGGTGGGATAGCAACAGTTCAATTACAAGATAAATGTAAGATTGCTGCGCAGACCGTTCTTGATCTTGGTGATTATATACTACAAGTTATTGATACAGTTGAACAGACATCAACACATAAATTAAAATTTAACCTTAACTTTTCTACATCAGTTGTTCCGTCAACAACAATGACAGTATATTTTCAGGTATTACTTGTTGGCACAAGTACATTTTATTGGGATTTTACAGACAATACATGGTCAGCATCAGTAAAAACATTCTCACAGGATTTTACTAATCGTGCCGATATAGTTGAATTTGAATTTGAGAGCGAATCCCTTAACCCAGGCTTTGCGAGCGGGGTGATATATATTAAGATTATTCAACCCGTATGTTCAAATACAGCGTCATATATATCAGTGGACTCATGTACTGTTAAGTTTATCCTTGCAAGCGGATCAGAGTATGTGGATAAAAAGAATGAGCTTGTCACGGTCAACGCTGATAATAATTATATACCTGGTGATATTGAATTTCTTACAAGTGATATAGGTGATTACCCAAATCTTAAAAATGTTTTTGCATCAGGGATATACCTTGACATTGCCCGAACTGCTCGCACAAGTCAATGGGGTGACTCAGGGGTGTTGTTATCTGAGATACTTAAAGAGATCGTAAACAACCAATATGAGCAACCTACAGAGCTATTGACAGTTAGCATATATTCAAAACTGATTAAAGGTGATTCGACAATAGTTGAAAGCGACCACTCATCGAACAAATATTTTATCAATCGCACGCAGTACGATCAGAAACATGGCATATGCCGTGTCGAAATAACTCAGCTTTATACAGTTGGTTATCTGTTGGAGGAAACAGGCGACTACCTGTTACAAGA